AGAAGCTATTTGCCCGTCTATTGTATGCGAGTACGAAGAAGTAGGCAACACATATCTTAAATTTGTGGTAGCAACTGAAGAAGATGTTAAAGATGCACTAAAGGCTATCGAACAATATCGTAATTCGGGATTCAAGGGTGCTGTATACCTTATGCCAGTGGGTGGTGTAGAAAGTGTTTATACATTGAACAATCGCCGTGTAGCAGACTTGGCAATGAAACACGGATTGCGATACAGTGATAGATTGCAAGTTCCGTTATTTAAAAATGAATGGGGTACATAATGTTTGATTGGTTAAAGAAAAAACCCGAAATAAAAGAAGAAAAGCCTCGGCATAAAGTTAAGGCAAAATCTGCTAAAGAATTAGCTACAGAAGCAGGAGAACCCTACATTAGTATTGTAAGTGTAGAACTAGATCCAGATGATATAGGCAATGGTTCTTTTGAACTAGACTGGAATGAAGTTTTTGTTGCTAGATTGGTCAAAGCGGGTTACATGATTAAAAAAGATGATAGTGATTCTGAAATTGTGGATAGATGGTTTCAAAGTATTTGTCGAAATATTCTTAACGAAAATTTTGAGCAATGGGAAGCTAATCAACCATATGATTCCAGACCACGACGAGTTGATCGTAATGATCTCGGTAACGGAAGGACCGAAATCTCTTGATACTTTATGTAAATGGCGACAGTCATAGTGCAGGCGCCGAAGCGGTAAATGATTATTGCTTTGCTGAAGATGATCCATTCTATTATGCGCTAGGGCGTATTCCGCATCCAGACAATGAACGAGTCAGTTATGGGTGTAATATAGCTAACGAGTTGTATGCCGTATTACATTGTGATGCGGAGTCAGCTAGTTCAAACGCTAGAATAATTAGAACCACTAGAAAGTATTTAGAAACTATAACACCAGATTTTGTTATTATCGGGTGGAGTACTTGGGAGCGTGAAGAATGGTTGCACGACGGCGTTTACTGGCAAATTAATGCCGGTGGTGTTGGCCAGGATTGGCCTGATCCAGTAAAAGAACAATATCGTGATTATGTATCAAATCTGAATTGGTATAAACGAACTCAAGATGCACACAAACAAGCACACGAGTTTCATACAGAATTGCTAGATTTGGGTATACCGCATTTGTTCTTTAATACATACAATGATTTTCATACCGAAAAATCATTGCATTGGCATGATTCATATATTGATCCATACAATCCCGATATGACATATTGGAAATGGCTAACTGATCAAGGATTTGAATCTAATTTGTCATTTCATTTTCGAGCAGATGCCCATAGAAAATGGGCAGAATTTTTACTTCCGCATGTTAAAAATTTATTATGATTGTTAATTACTGGCAAAAAGAAAGTATGCCTTATAGTTGGTACCCAAAAAATATCACAGAAGATTGGTGTGGTACAGATCAACCTAGTTCGAAAGATCCTAATTGGTCATTTCCTATAACTTATAACTTTAATTCGCAAGGTTTTAGAACACACGATTTTGATATAGCGTTAACTCAAAAGGTTAATGTTGCACTAGGATGTAGTCACACCTTAGGTATAGGCTTGCCAACAGAAATGACCTGGCCTTCACAAATTGAAAAACAAACCAGTATGCCAACTTTAAATTTAGGATTAGGTGGAGGCAGTAGTGACACTGTAGCTAGAATTCTAACAAATATTTCTGGCTTATTTAATTTAGCAACCGTTTACATACTATGGCCAGTTAAACATAGATTTGAATATTACAGCAACGATGGAATTAATGCAATTTTACCAGGCAATTCAGAATTAGAATACGCATGGTATATGGATGAACAGAATAGTTTAGAAAGGTTTACTAAAAACAAAAGCATTGTTCATCATTTACAAAAATTATACCAATTTGATTTAAAAGAAATTCATATGGGAGATCCGTGGCCCATACCTGGAGATTTAGCCCGCGATAGAGCGCATAATGGAATTAAATCAAATTTGAATTTAGCCAATTTGTTCTTGACTATGCATGAATAATATGCTAATATTAATGCATGAGATATCTAATCGTAGACACTGCAAACACATTCTTTCGTGCTCGTCATTCTGCCAGCCGTCAATCAGACACATGGGATAGATTAGGATTTGCTATACATGTTACCCTTGGTTCGGTTAATAAAGCTTGGCGCGATCAGAAAGCCGATCATGTGGTATTCTGTTTGGAAGGACGAAGCTGGCGAAAGGATTATTACGAGCCGTACAAAAAGAATCGTGCGGTCGCTCGTGCTGCCCTTACCGAAGCAGAGCAGGAAGAGGACAAACTATTTTGGGAAGCGTTTGATAACCTTAAAACGTTCCTGTCAGAAAAGACTAATTGCACAGTTCTTCAACATTCAGAACTTGAAGCAGATGATCTTATTGCAGGATTCATACACGCACACCCCAATGACGATCACATTATTATTTCGTCCGACACAGATTTCTACCAGTTACTGGCGCCAAACGTACAGCAATATAACGGTGTTGCCGACGAACTACACACGCTAGCAGGAATCTTTAACAAGAAAGGTAAATTAGTAGTTGATAAAAAGACTAAGGAACCCAAGTGTATCCCTGATCCGCAGTGGATCCTGTTTGAGAAGTGTATGCGCGGAGATCCGACAGATAATATCTTTTCCGCCTATCCGGGTGTTAGGACGAAGGGAAGCAAGAACAAAATTGGTCTCACTGAAGCTTTTGCTGACAAACATAAAAAAGGATATGCTTGGAATAACCTTATGCTTCAAAGATGGACAGACCATAACGGTGTGGAGCATCGAGTGTTAGATGACTATGAACGCAATAGAGTGTTAGTGGATCTTACCGCACAGCCTGCAGAAGTTAAAACTAAGATTGCAGAAACTATTGCCGCAGGAGCAGTAAAGAAAAGTCGCCCAATGGTAGGTGCTCAGTTCTTGAAATTCTGTGGCAAATATGAATTGAACAAGCTCAGTGAGCATAGTTCAAACTATGCTGAGCTATTAGGTGCGGAGTATCCAGGATGATTACTTGGCTAATATTAGCCTTGTTATTTTTCAAACACTTTCTAGCAGATTTCTGTTGGCAAAGCGATAGAATGATCAAAGATAAAGGTCACCTAGGTAGATTGGGTGGCCTTCAACACGCAGGATTACATGGTGTATTGACCTATGTAATTCTAATGCATTTTTTGAATATTCAGGCCTGCATAATAATTGCTGTATTTGATAGTGTGATGCATTATATTTTTGACTTTATGCATCGTAGAGCCACTGTGCGTTTGAGTGTGGATTCAAACGCTTTTTGGCTATGGATTGGCCTAGATCAATTCTTACATGCAATGATTTACTTGATAATTGGATTTACTGTTACCTTTTTAACAACCGAGTACATATGATAAAATATATTAACTCAGGATCGCCGCACATTACCGTTAATAACAGTCAAAATCCTATACCAATTAGTCCTGGTGCAGTGGGTGCAGGATTAGTAAGATATAATCCTAACATGCAACAGTTAGAAGTTTATGATGGCATTGCCTGGCATGGTCTGAATACTCAAGCCACAATTGATTTAGGTTGGGATTCTCGACAAGCAATAGAATGGGCGCACAAAAAAATGCATCAAGAAAGAAAATTACAGGAACTTATGGATCGGCATCCTGGGCTGAAAGATTTAAATGACAAGTTTGAAATGATGAAGGTGTTATGTATGGAAGAGGAGAAACACGAATGAATTGGATACGACGAATCATACGCAATTGGTTGCAACAAGAAGAACCAATTAAATTAGAAACGGTAATTGCAGCAAGAGACAGCATAAATCAACAAGGAATGAGTTTTAGTCTATACCGAGCAGTTGGTGGACATGTTCTTGAATCAAGAAAATATAACTCAAAAACTGATCGTCACGAAGGCACACTTTACATGATTCACGAAGATCAAGACTTTGCTAAACAAGTGGCACAGGCTATCATGCTGGAGCAAATGAAACTATGAGCAATTATTCTTCTACTATGGCAGGACAAGTGGCACCTATCACGGCGGCGCAAATATCACAAATTGATCTAGGCGGTTATGCCATAGACAATAAAAAATTACCTAACAAAAAAATAAGTTTTGATGTACATACTGCACATGGCGGTTATGTAATCAAAGTCGGAGGAAGTTTTGGCGATGATGGTCATTTATATGTTATAGGTGACGACAAGGATTTAGGACAAGAACTTGGAAAAATTGTTACACATCACACACTGGCAAAAACATGACTGAACGAGTAGCCAAACCAGTAATTAAAAATAAATTTTGGGTTGTAGAAGATCACGGTCAAAAAATTGCAACCATCCAAGCAAGAGAGGATGGTGGATTTGTTTATGTTCACGACGAACAGCGTGAATTTTTCCCTAGTGTTACAGTATTAAAACAAAAATATCAGATTAAATTTGGCAGTGCAGACAAAGCTAAAAAAGAAAATTCCAAATTAGTATACGGATATCCCGTAAGTGGTCGCGCATTTAACGAAGTCTGGGATGTTCAAAGGCGACTACCCATTTATAGTAAAACAGCCAAAAGTAAAAGTTTATTCTGTGCCGGTTACTATATTATCAAATTAAATGATGTGTGGACCGAACACTATTGTCCAAAAAATATAACTCTTGGTAGATATAAATTTCAAGGACCGTTTCGCACCAAAGAGGAAATGCAACAACAACTAAAGGCGGTACTATGCAAAAGTTAAGTATAGCAATTAAAAATTTCAATGAACGAGTTAAGGTAATGAATCAAACTGGCAGCAAACAGCTGGCACTTTCTGCCGACGAAGCAAGGAATTTACACGCGGATATCTTTAATTTATTAGCAAATATCGCAGAATTACAAGCAACACCTCAGCAAGTAGCATTAGCACCTGCTGGTCTGGATGGAGGTGGTTTTTAACTTAAACTACCCAGAAAACAGCATAAATACATAGTGCAAGGAATAATAGATGTCTCGACCTAAACCAACCGTATTGTTAGAACATGTAAATAAATCTAACTATAAAAGCGATCAAGTTCTTAGCAGCGAAGGAATTTGGGCAGTATTCTACGACAATAAACCCATAAATCTAAAAAGCTCAAATATGTTGGTAGCCTACCCTGGACCAAAATACAAAAAAGTAAGTTTTAGTAATAGTGGACATGCTATTAATCTAGCCAAAAAACTCAACACATTGTTCAAGACCGACAAATTTACTGTGGTCCTAATGAAACAAGGTGATCAAATCTACCCTTAATCAACAAAGCTATACTGCGGGGATATTACAGGCAGCAGGACATGATGCTGCAGAATATTCACAGTATATAAAAACTTGGTGGTGGAATCATACTGATCCGACTAGTTTAAGATTAAGCCAATCTGGGCTAAAGTTTATAAAGAAATTCACCAAAATTCCAACATATGAAGTAGACTTACCCACGCCTTTGCTGAACCGCACCTTGTTACAGATGAGCAGACTTTTAACTTGTCCGTACTATATCAACAAGCACACAAAAATCACTTTGCTAGGCGAACAAGAAACTGTAATGCTGCGATTGCACGCCGACAATCTACAGCAATATCTTGACAATCTCCAACTTTAGTAGCGGTTGCACATAATTCGCGATTTGCATATAATTATAGTCTTCGTAAAAGGAGGCTTTATGTTTGCTCGTACATATATTACAAAATATGCAACACGCAATAACAAAAAAGCAATAGTTCAATATTACAAAATACCCGCTACAACAAAATGGGTTGAATACATGCTAGATAAGCATGATGTTAACAAAATATTAATGGATAGCGATTTTGCAACAAAAATGGACTTGTTAGAAGTTTTGCAAGTTTTAGAGCGCAAAATTGATTACATGTATAAGCATCCAAATTTTGAGTTTAAAAAAGCAACAGATTTGTTTCACCGGCTCAAAAATGCAACAAAAGTTGCACCTTTAGCAACACCCAAAACTGTTGCTAAAAAGCAACACAAAAAACGATAGACCATAATTGGGCAATTTGTTATAGTCTAGTTATGAAATTTATTTTACTAGCTCTAGCAATTAACCCGCCCGCTTACATGGGCACTTACGACACACAAAAAAGTTGCGAAAATGCAATTCGTAGCATTTATGCAACACCCTTAATTGTACCAAACTTAACATACTCGCAACAACAGCTGGATACAATCAATCGTGTAATAGACACACAGTTGCAATATCAGCAAGAATACCGTTGTGTTGCAAAATAACAACACCATAATATGGTAGACCATAATAGCCCATTTTGCTATACTATTGATGTTGTCAATTAACAAGGAGGCTTTAAATGTCTAAGACTTTTACTTTTGCGGGTACTTGCACTGAGAACGGCGCTACTGTTTACAAATTTGCCAACGACGCCAATCGTGCCAAGGCACTTGAGCGTTTTGGTTGCACTGACATTAACATGATTCAACTGCCGTTTGCGATGGGTAAAGAAGAAGCAGTAGAGTGGCTCAATGGTCAAGGCATGACTGCTACCAAGGCAGTTCGTGCTGCAAAGGCTGCGAAGCCTGCCACAGTCAAGGTTAAAGCTACTAAAGATGTAAAAGTAGTAGCAACCAAGACTAAGCGAGTGCCCAAAGAGTTTAAAGAGGGTATGGATGCAGCCAAGTTCTTCGACACTTGGATGGCTGACAAGGCTGTCAAGGCAGATGAATGGCGCGAGAAAAACGGCATCTAAAAATGAGGGTCTGTGGCAGAAATGCTACAGACCTTAATTCTGTAATACATTATAATAATGTTTCACACGTTGACAAGGGAGATGTAAATGGCTGTTACAGAAACTCGTACGGTTACGCCCGAAGAGGCTCGTAGTCGTATCTTAAGGTCGTTTAAACACAAACGACCCATGTTCCTTTGGGGACCACCAGGTGTTGGCAAGAGTGAAGTGGTTGCTGACATTACAAACGAGCTCGGCGGCTACATGATTGACTTGCGTCTGAGTCAGATGGAACCCACTGACATTCGTGGCATCCCGTTCTTTAATAAAGATAACGGCAAGATGGATTGGGCACCACCTATCGAATTACCAGATGAAGAACTTGCAGCACAATATCCTATTGTAGTATTGTTACTGGACGAGATGAATTCGGCTGCACCCGCAGTGCAAGCGGCTGCATATCAACTGATTCTGAACCGTCGTATAGGCAAGTACCACCTGCCTGACAATGTAGTAATGGTGGCTGCGGGTAACAGAGACAGCGACAAGGGTGTTACATATCGTATGCCTAGTCCGCTAGCCAATCGTTTCGTTCACTTGGAGGTTCGTCCAGACTTTGAGTCTTGGCAGAATTGGGCTGTTAAGAACAAGATCCATGCGGATGTTGTAGGTTACTTGAGCTTTGCCAAGTCGGATATGTTTGACTTTGATCCGCGTAGCAATAGTCGTTCGTTTGCTACACCGCGTACTTGGACCTTTGCTAGTGAATTCTGTAACGACGAAGGTGTTAGTGCTCCTGAACTAACGGATCTTATTGCAGGTTGTGTGGGCGAGGGTATTGCACACAAATTTATGGCTCACCGTAAAGTAGCCGGTTCGCTACCCAAGCCCGAAGACATCCTGTCAGGCAAGGTTAAAGAACTCAAGACCAAAGAAGTTTCGGCTATGTATTCGCTGACTACTAGTATGTGTTATGAGTTGCAAGACTTTTACACCAAGAACAAAGACAAGGTTCCTGAGTTTCACAAAATGGCCGACAACTTCTTGCGGTTCATGATGGATAACTTTACAACCGAGGTTACTGTTATGGGTGCGCGAGTTGCGTTGACCACATACAACCTGCCAATGGTTCCAGGCAAGATGCCAAGCTTCGATGAGTTCCATCAGCGTTACGGCAAGTATGTGTTAGCCGCAGCCGGTTCGTCTAAATAATTGAGTCGCGTGTGAGGCGGAGGCAGGACCTTGGTCCGTAAGTCCTCCTTTTTTACATTGACTGTAAATACAGAATTTGCTATAATGTATTACAGAATAAGGAGTAGCTATGGCAGAATCTACAGTAATTGATAAGCAAAAAGTAGTCACAGTAACGGATCCGCGCACAGATGCTTCGGCCCGTGAAAAACTGACTACTGCTCGTATTGGCTTGCTACTAAAGGCTCCGTTCTTCGGACAGCTAGCTACCCGTATGACGCTGACTAATGCGGATGAATGGTGCGGAACCGCTGCAACTGACGGCCGCAAGTTCTATTACAATAGTGAGTTTGTAAACAAGATGCCACTAAAACAGCTCGAGTTCCTGGTCGGACACGAGATCCTGCATGCGGTTTATGATCACATGGGTCGTAGAGGTGACCGCATGCCGCGTCTAAGCAACATTGCTGCCGACTACTGCGTTAACCAAGACCTAGTAGAACAGCGAATTGGTGAGAAGATTAGTGTAGTACCAATCTTGTTTGATAACAAGTTTCGCGGTTGGAGCTACGAAGAAGTGTACGATTACTTGTACGAGAATTCAGACAAGATAGACATTAGCCAATTGGAGAAGATGCTGCTAGACGATCACCTTGAAGAAGACGGCGATGGTGATGATCAGGACGGCAACGGTAAGCCAAAGCTTAGTAAAGAAGAAGCACAACAGATCCGTGATGAAATTAAAGGTGCGGTGATTAGTGCTGCACAGGCTGCAGGTGCAGGTAACTTGCCCGCCGGCGTAAAGCGTCTACTCAAAGACATTACTGCGCCGGTTATTGGTTGGAAGGAATTGCTGCAACAACAGATTACAGCGGTTATCAAGAATGACTATACTTGGGCTCGTCCGAGTCGTAGAGGGTGGCATCTTGATGCAGTTATGCCAGGTCTCAAGCCTGGAGAAATGATTGATATCTGTATTGCCATGGACCAATCTGGATCCATTAGTGAAGAAGATAGCAAAGCATTCTTGGGCGAGATTAAAGGTATCATGGAGGCGTTCGACGAGTATAAAATTACTTTGTGGTGCTTTGATACCGAAGTCTACAATGTTCAAACTTTTACAAGCGACACCATTGAAGATATCATGAACTACGAACCCATGGGTGGCGGAGGTACAGACTTTGAAGTCAATTGGGAATTCATGAAACAAGAAAACATTGAACCTAAAAAATTCATCATGTTTACTGACGGCATGCCGTATGATTCATGGGGCGATGAACAATACTGCGAAACAGTTTGGATCATCAAAGGCAACCCTGGATGTGAACCACCGTGGGGTATTTGGGCACACTACGAAGAAGCAGCTGGAGGTCATAAATGATTAAGGAATATGTACTGATCGCTATTGCTATAGGTTTCGCAATTTATATTGCTGTTGCAACTTATCCAAATGATCGGAAAATCATTGACTGTAGTATAGCAGAAATAAGTCCGGACTATACTAATGCAATGAAAGAAGCTTGCAGGAAAGAAAGGATGGCACAATGATAGTCGAACTCAATGGCGAAGCAATAGACGGCTTAATTAAAAGTATTCTAATACAAGACTATAAAAGTCTTTGCTCAGATATTAATAATTTAGAATCAGCTCAAGAACTTCCTGAATACAAACAGGAGGATCTTGTGGCCAATCGTGAATACAAAGCCGCAATGGAGAAACTGATGGAATACTACATCGGCTTTCAATGGCAACAAGAACTATAAAAGGACATGTATGGAACCAGTTAACTTTGAAGAAATTAAAGCCAGCAAAAAAGTAAAAAAACTTATTGCTGATTTACAAGAGCGATTGTTGCTTACCGAAGATGTACTCGAAGACATGACTCGTGCAGCTGAGATTGTTGAAATAACCGGACAGAAAGAGATTCTTAGTACTTGGATTGGACAGGCTAACGAATTTTTACAAGATCGCATCGTACGACCAGATACTAGTGTATCCGCAGATCAACAAAAGATTCTTGTTGTAACTGACGAAACCGAATCAAACAAAAATGTTACGTGACGGCGAAGCCAATCCATTGACTGTGCATGGACTTAGAGAGATGGGCCGTTGTCCGCCTCACTTTGTTCAGGTAAAATTTGAACTAAGAAACAGTTACAAACAAATAGCAGACTGGATATGGGAAAATTTTGAAGGTCGTTTTTGGTTAGATGATGTCTATTACATAACCGAAAGCGGATCAATTGCCATGACTGCTTGTGCTGCTTTTGAATTACCCGGCGAAGCTAGTATGTTTAGTCTTTGTTTAGATCAAATACAACAATCATACTATCAATAAAAAAATCTCCCAGGTCTTAGAATCCATTAAATATATACAACTTTAATGGAGACAAAATGGACCAAGATCCACAACCAGTAGAACAACCAAGTCTAGCATTATCCGATTTGGTATTGCTTCTTAATCTAATCAGAGTGACCAGTGAACGCGGTGCTATCAAGGCAGACGAATTAAGTGCTGTTGGCGCTGTATACGATAAACTTTTCAAATTTTTAGAAGCAAGTGGTGCCATAAATAAACAAGCACCAGCCGAACAGCCCGCAGACCAGTCTGTATAAATCAAGGAGATAAAAATGTTAAAACATGTCGGTAAACACAACGACAAACGATGTGTAATCGTGTTTCGTAAAATTCCAGAGCTTGAGCATATGGCATTAGTAATTTACAGTGACTTATTGCCAAGAATGATTCACGACGAAGTAATGCGAGCAGTCGAAAGTCCACAGGGCCAAGAAGCTAGAGAAATCAGTGATGTTCTTTTTAGAACAATTATGGCAGATGGTCATAATTGCCTAGAAAGTTTGCATCGTAACGGTTTAATGAAAAAAGTTCCTACCAATCAAGTATTAGT